ATGGTCATCCACACTAGCTTGCCACGTCGGGTACTTACGCCACTTAGCGGGCACAACGACCCACAGCCCTCGGATGAACTCCTTGGTGTCAAGCGTCACGGTTTCACCACGCCACAAACTGTCTGCCTTGATACCGAACAGGTTCTTAGCCGTTTTGGTGAGCCCTGATTCACCCCAGCCAGACTCGAGTGCCGCTTGGCTCACGGTAATGCTGGCTGGTACGCCAGTGGACTTGTGGCAAGCCTGTGCGGCAGGCCCAATGAGTGCAATGAAGTCTTGTGGTTTCACAGCATCTCCCTCACATCTTTGGCGACCTCATCAATTGAGGCATCACGCCGCTCCACGATGAAGTTAAAAATCCACCGCACCAATGCCCAGCCGGGCAAGCCGCAGGCAAAGATCAAGCCGCCCATGGCGCACAGCCCCACCGTTGAGAACGCCCAGTGGTGAAGCTGGAAATACTCAATCGTGGTCGCACCACCGCCAATGCTTGAGACCACCGTACTAATCAGCCCCACCGTCCACTCACGCTTATCGCGGGGTGGCGTCATGAGCATGACCACAACTGCAGCAAGCGTTGCACCACTGGCTGCGGCAGCAGCTGTTCCACTAAAGGCTTTGTATGCAGCGGCGGCTCCTGCCACTCCGCTACTCGTAGGTTCTGGCATTTGATAACTCCCAAAAAAATACCCGCCCGAATCGCTTCAAGGCGGGTTGTGAACAACTCGTTCGTTTATGTTTGATCAGCGGTGTGAACTGCGGCACTTTCTGCAACGCAGGTCACCTCCACCAAATCAGCTCGAGGTTTGACACTCATCACGCGCGCCATCTGGGCCCAGGTCTGCCCTACCCCAAATGCAAAGTGCGTTCGCTCCTCACCGCCACCCGTTTGAATTGCAATGCTCGGCGCTTGCTGCAGCACTGCATGTCGCTCAGTCGCTCCGCGCATCACGCCAATCGGGTCAGTCACAGAACCATCTACGCGTCTCAAAGCGATGTAGTGATTCGCCCCTGTCTGCCAAGGCAACCGTTCAGAACAGACCAACACCTTAGATGCGCCATCCCAAGACAAGGCCTCACCACTCACACCCCAGCTAGGCATGCCATGGCTGATGGCCACCAAGTCCCCATAGGTCGGGATGAGCCCTTCAAGCTCTGTCCTAAAAGTGATGATTCGTCTTCGGTACCGATTGGCCGCCGCGATGTACTTGCCCTCGCGCATCGCTTGCGACTTGTCGGTACAACCAAAGAGCTTCAAGCGAGCAGGCTTGGAGAGGGCTGAACCCGCGAGGGCCACCGTGACCTCATCAGGCTTCCAGCTCTTGGGGTTGAAGTATTCAACCGTGACCGCATCCGCTGTCGCATCACCTGGCATCACGTACTGAATCTTCAAACTGCTGCGCACGATGTTTCGGGTGGAGAACAAGGCCACAGGGATGGTCTTGGGCTCATCTCGAACAATGCGCACGATGCCGCCTTGCAAGAAAGGCACCGCACGTCCAGCTCTGGCAATCTGCCCCATGGCGTCCCAAACCGTCAGGTTCTGATCGAATACAGCATTGAACGTATCCCCACGTGCAGACCACACGCCATCCAGTCGAGTGAGTGCATTCAGGTCAATCTTTGCATCAGGTAAACCTGCCCCGTAACTCGAGCGCGCTGCATCAGCAAATGCCCAAGCAATCGAGCGAGTAGCTTGAGGCGCACTCCACCCTGTGGTCTTTGACCAAACAGGGAGCTTTCGTGTGACTAGGCAGTTCACCAAACGAGATGAACGCTGCGACAAGTTATCCGTTGCCCGCATGCGCAATGCCAGTAAGGTCAAGTCCGATGGCAATGATGGATTGACCAGATAGCCCTTGGCCTGTCCCCAACGAAGCTCATGCCCCGCACGAGTACTGGCGTCTTTGGTGTCTAGCCTTTGAACACGCACCTCGTAGCGCCCTGCCCCAACTCCGTACTTGTAGGTTCTGCGTTGTGCCGTATTGGTGGCTGCCGAATAGGACTCATCGGCAAGGTGAAGCCATCCGGAGGTGGCATCCCCATCGTCATTGATGGTTCTTGCTTCAACCCGCCATTGAACGGTTCGACTATCCAGCGTTCCACCATCAGTCGCGTAGTACAAGCCACGCATCATCACAACGTCAATGCCAATTTGATTGACTTGGGTGCCCGCAGGGTTGAGCGCAAAGGGGCCAATGATGCTGCCGCCCGTATCAGCGACGGCAATTAACTCCTGCCCCGTCACCTCAGCCGCTGTCACCACATCATTGTTGAACAAGGTGTTTTGACCACCCGGCTCAATGACTTGGGCCTGCACTTCTTCGAACGAAGAAATGGGACTGTCATCAATCGACAGCTCTTCAAACTGGAAGTGCCCAATGCCGATTACATGGAGCTGGTGCAGGTACTCCTCGTTTTCGACGAACTCCGTATAGGGCATCGCGGCCAAATCCGGATAAATCAGATGCTGTCCATACACAACAGGAATCGGCTGGGACAGTCGCCCATAGTTGCCACGCGCCTGCAGTGAGTAGGTTGGACTTGGTGAAGATGAACTGGCGGTGGCATTGGGCAGGCTCTGATTGGGCAACGGCACCAAGGCATTCACGATGATGGAACCCGTCACAGCAATTGCTGCTGATGCCACCGAAGTCGCTACCGCGCCCGAATACCCGAACGAAGCGGCCAGCTCAGCGCCATAGGCGTTGGCCACAACCAATACGGCAATCATCAAAACCGTCTGCAACGGGTTCTTACCCCCACCTCCACCGCCTTGCGGCAGTGACACCAGTGCGATGACATCACCTGCCTCAATGAGGGTCACACAGCGTTCAGCCATCAGCAAAGGCTTACCGTTCTTGAGCACCAGCGTTGGTTGCTCAAAAACAATCTTCTCTTGGCTCATCCATTGGCTGATGGTTGGATTGCCCTGAACGTGATGGACATCACGCTCATGGGAATCGAATGGGTTTCGAAGCCAAACTACGACACCGTCATTGCTGCTTGGCATGGCTCACCTCGAAATGCATAAAACCCCTCGACACGCCAACCATGACGGTCAAGCGCCCACAAGTCCTGGAACACCACACCCACGCCTTGCGCGCAATGCAGCACGCCACCACCATCGATGTCTAGCCAAACACCGACATGCACCGGATATCTGGACTGACGCATCAGAACGGCATCCCCATGCTTTGGCGTTGGCACGCGCTGCCAGCGTTTGCGCTCAGGGTGCTCGTTGAATGTCCTGAGCACCACTCGCAAATCCAATGCATCCACAGGGATGAGCGGAAGCTCACGTCCGAAGTGATTTCTCTGCACCCATAAAAAAAGGCCCCAGCAGTCAAATGACTCGGGGCCTCGTGCGCCTGCTATCCATGGGCGACCGATGTATCGGTGCGCCCAGTAACCGTCTGTTGGTTTCATGACTTACCCATCACCGGGCAAGTCCCGGAAACTCTGTCGAGGTGTAAATCCGACCCGGAAACGCTTTGTTCCCGATATCCACCATTCGCGCTCTTGCTGTCACTCGCATCACATCCGCCTCCACCGCAGTCAGTACCAGCGTGATGGGAGGATCCATCTGCGGCCCCTCGACATCGTTTGACAAGTACGGGCGATAGGTCACTTCGATGGAAGCTTCTGACTCCGACGCAGCATCAAGGTGTTTGACGATTTCGCGTGAAACGTTGTCCAAGGTCAGCACGACCTCAGGAACAGGTGCGATGTCCACTGGGGGCAAATCCAAATCGAACCCCATGGCCACGAACCTCACCGTTTCACTTGAGTTCAACGGCGCTGAGGCTTCTAGGCGAGCAAAGAGGTCTTGTTGGTCTCGCACCACCCGGATAGCTGTTGTCACGCCCGACTCGTTTTTAAAATCAGGATGACGCAGCTCCAAGGTGTGCAGGATCACCACATCTGAAGGCGAACTCGCGTACGCCTCTTTCAAGGCATCACTCAATGTCACATCAGGCATGCTCTACCTTGATGGGGATGACACGATGCTCTTTCGCTTCGGAGTGCTCACTGACCAATCCGAAGATATCTCGCCGCTCCTGCGGCAAATCGCCCTCGATGTAGAACGGGAAGCTGCCAGTGAGGAACTCAATGCCAGCGGCCAAGAACGGCACGTTATCGGCATACGAAGCATCGCACCCTGCGGTCCACAAGGGGCCATCCAAGAACATGCAGGAGCCTTTGCACAACTGAAGCACAGGACAATTTGAACAACCGTCTCGCATGCTCCAATGTGTGGCGCTGCGCATCTTGACTGCTTGAAGCTGAGAGATGTGCCCAATCTTGTGTGATTCGCCGTTTGGAGCGACAGCAGCGGCGCTCACGTTCTGGCAAGTCAACACATTGCCGTTCAGATCAACAGCGATGTTGTCGGTACGGTCCATGCCGCACTTTTGGCCCAACGCACTGGCAGCACGGCCTTGTGCCACAGACTCCACAAAGTCCATGATCTTCTTGCGACCGATATCAAAACTGGTCACCGCACCTGCACGCAATTCCTTGAACGCATAGGCACTGAAAGTGACGCGCTCGCCTGAGGTCTGAAACGTGGAAGCCAATCCACCCTCGTCATATGGGTCAATGAAAGCGCCCTCGCCAATGACGACGTCCTCACCAAAGCGTTCGCGTAGCCATGCCTGCACATGCGCGCGACTCGGATTGTTGGCATGAATCATGGCGTTGATGCTGATTCGCCCATCAGGCTTCAAGCGTGCGTACAAATCAAAGATGGCAGCTCGCTTTTGTGGGTCATCCAAAGGATCAGCACCGCGTGCGTGATAACCAGGACCATCATGCGACAACCCCACTGAGAATCCCAAACGGTCAATCCATGCGTTCTTGTTTGCATTCAACAGACTGCCATTGGTGATCATGCTGAACTGAGCCTTGGGGTACAACGCCCTCAACCGCTCAGCCAGTGGTTTTAATGTTTTCCAGTAAACCAGCGGCTCACCACCCCAGAACTCAATGCGCTCTGGAGGTTCAATCAGCGCATCGGTCAATGAGTTTAGAAAAGCACCAACGTCTTCTGGATTCGTTTGATCGGCATGGGGCACAAACCGTTGTGAGCAGTATGTGCAGGCGTAATTGCAAAGCAGCCCAAGACTAATCTTGAGCACTCGCACATTGCCCTTGCGACCGGGTTGATCTTTGGCAACAACCGTCGCATCACGCCAAGCGCGTGCTTTGACTGGAACGACCGGCTGACCATTGCTCCAAGCAAGGCTAGAAGTTTGGTTGTTGTAGACCAGCGAGTCTTCTGTGCCGTCTGGCTTGATCACATAGATTCGGAACTCAGCCATGGATGCGCTCCACTTTGATATTGAAAAGAATGTTCATGAACGGTTGCTCCCCAAAGTAGGGTTTCTGAAAATGAATCGCTCTGGCATCAAAGGCGATCAACAGACCACGATGAGGTTTGATCCAGAACTTGGATGGGGACTCCCAAGGCATGAGCAACCCAGCAAAACCGGACGAGCGCCAGGCGGGGTTACAGATGGCGAAGCCATTGGGTGAGAACTGATTGATCTGCGGCATCAATCCAAGCGAAGCGTCAAGCTCGGAGCCGAACGGGAAGTAGATGGCCTGCACATCACATTCGTCTTCGTCGTTGTGCGGCATGATTTCGACGCCGCTAGAACGAACAACCTCTCGCCCTTGCACATGAACCACGCGTCCGCTTGGACCAAGCAGCTCCTGTACTTTGGACAAAACTGTCGTCTGCAACGTCTGGCAGCGCGGTGAACGTCCGTCAAAGATGTTGTGGTCCTTGCGTTCCCAGATCTGATCGCCTGTTTGCATGCGCGCATTCAATTGCAAGAGCTCTTCATAGAGCCCCTGATCAAACGCCGCATCCATGCCAAGTGACCAGATCCCTGTTTTAAGAGGGAAAAGGTCAAGGATCATGGGACGCTCACAACCAAGTCATCCGTACCACTGAAGTACTTGAAGCCGACTTTGATCTTGACTTCGGTGCCAGAGCTCAGACCGTCTATTTTGAAAACAGTGCTCCCTGCCCCATTAACAGTCATCACGCGACGCTCGCGCAAGAAACCTGCGGTTGAGTCCAAATAGATCTCTGCTTCGTGATGGGTGATGGGTTGGCCATCTGACTCTTCCAGTCTGAAATTGACAATCAACCCCACGTCCGATTCAACGCTGGGTGTGAACCGGACCACGGGCAAAGACTCCATGCGCGCCAGAGCCAATGTCACACAAGGCTCGGTCTCCAAGTTCCCTTCTGTTTTAACGAGCACAGGATCGAACACATTGAAACCAAGCAACCAGTCGGTGAGTTCCGATGTTTTGAAGGGCACCAAGATGTGACCAATGGGATGAGCCTGAACCACGGTGGCGTGATAAGCCTGTGCATCCATCTTGCTCGCTAAAGTGGCAACATACAAGTTAGGCGTGTGATCAAAAAGACTTTCACGCGCACCCTCTGAAGCCCAGCCCTTAGGGGCATAAAACATGAACGAAGCATGGTCGCCAAACTCCGCATGTGATTTGAGTGTTTCCAAGTCCAGAGAGCGCTGATAAGCGCCTTCATCAAAAACGCCCCAATCTCCCCGCCACTCAGTGATCAGTGATTCATCAAAGAACTTGCCACCGCTGTCATGGTCTTGTGTAGGGTCGCCCACAAACTCTCGCTGCATGACATTTCGAATTCGAAATGAGAGCACTGAACTATCTAAGGTGACATCCAGCGCAAAGGGTGTATTTTTTGTTGTCAGGTGAAGTTTCATGTTTTCACCCCTTAGCAGCAGTTGCAATCGCAATTGCAGTTGTACCGAGTTCCATATGCGCCGAGCCGCAAATTGCCACCGTTATCAAACAAGGTGATCAAGTTGTAATAGTTGTACGGAGCTTGATCGCCGCAGTTGTAACAGTTGTCTGTGATTTGGCAATTAGGCGCACCTTGCCAACCAGAAGATGGGTTGTTATTCACACGTACGCAATTACTCACGTTGTTGAAAAAGCAGTCATGCAACCAGCCGTAGTTGGCCGTCCACATCTGGCCACCGTTGTTCATGTACATGTCCCAGTTGCCATCAGATTTCAGAAAACCCAATAGCCCTTGGTTGTGATGCAAATACCGCGTACCCCAGTCCGTATCAACTAGGTCGATGTAATTCGCCGTGGATGCGACTTGCAGACGAGGAACAGACAAGGTTCCTGTCATCGTGTCACCTGCCTTGTTGACCTTGGTCGACAAGTCCAGCGCTGCAGTACCTGCGGAGGTGACTTGGCCTTTGCTGTTAACCGTCACCACGGGAATTTGCGAAGCAGACCCGTAGGTTCCTGCAGAGACACCCGAGTCTTTGAGGCCCTCGGGTGGGATTTGGGTAATAGGCACAACGGCCTCCTTTCAAATGAATGCGCTACAGATACCGAACAACAATGCGCACCCCGTTTAAGGGCGCAGATGTGAATCTCAAGGTGGCACCGCTATTGACCAACACATACGCATCCAACGAGTCTTGAATCACGTTGGCCACGGTCACCATGAGCTTGGTCACACTGGCTGCTGCCGTGGTGAGAGCAAAGTCAGTGGCACTGCCATTCCCCGTGAACACCTGCGGTGCAACGCTCGAACCTTGCGCACTGGCAGCCGCAGCTTGTGCCTGCGTGGCATAGGTCTGAGCATTGGTTGCTGAGTTAGCAGAAGCAGTGGCACTTGTTGCCGCGTTAGTGGCTGAGGTTGATGCCTGAGAGGCCGACGTACTCGCTGCACTTGCCGAACTTGCCGCACCAGTTGCAGAGCTACTAGCTTCTGCGGCCTTTGTTGTGGCTGTCGTCGCAGACGTTGCTGCATCAGAGGCTTTGGTCGTCGCCGTTGCAGCAGAGGCAGCTGATGCGGTTGCGGAAGTCGACGCAGCAGACGCAGACGATGCTGCACTCGTTGCCGACACCGCTGCTTCACCTGCTTTGGTAGTGGCTGTTGTCGCCGAGCTCGCAGCCGCACTGGCAGAACCAGAAGCGTCAGATGCTTTGGTCGTGGCCGTCGTGGCTGAGGCTGCAGCAGAAGTCGCAGAACCAGAAGCATCTGATGCCTTTTGAGTTGCCACAGCACTACTCG